CCGCCCCATGCCAGCTCTGGAACTGGCCGTGGCTCCACATGCAGCCACGCGAAGTTGCGCAACCGCCTCCCTGGAATACGCCAGTAGCTGACCAGGGCCTGAGACGACTCGGCATAGCGCGCAACGGAGAACGGAACATTCACTTCACGGAAGACAACTCCTGCCTAGCGCCTGCCGGGAATCGGTAGCAGGCATTCATTCCATCGCCCATCCGGGCAACCGAGGTACCCACCATGAAGCACTACGGACCCACAGGGCGCCGCGAACAGCCGTGCCCGGATGATCAGTTACGCGAAGCACTGGAGCCGTTCGCCCGCGAGGCAGCGATGTGGAACGGCAAGGTCAAGGATGACCGCGAAATAATCACCGTGAGCAGCATCGATGACTTCGACTGCCAGCAAGAACGATACATCACGGTCGGCGATCTGCGCCGGCTTGCCCGCATTCACGCAGAGCTGGTGAGCCAGCAACGGAGCGCAGCATGAACAACGACATCCGCAACGCACTGCTGGACCTGTTCAGCGCGTGCCTGGAAGTGAACGGCGCAGGCCGGTACCACGCGCACATGGATTTCTCCGCGCACACCGACAGCGTGACCGTCTACGTGCTGCCGGCGAGTACCAATTACCAAGACACCAGCGCGCGCACATACCTGCTCGACAAGGACATCTACGTCAGCCGCCACCTCGGCGGAACTGACGAGCAGATCGTAGCGAACCTGAAAGCCCTATCCGATCGGGTCAGCGAGTTCCTGCTACCAGCACAGGAGGAGGCGGCATGAGCAATGAACTGAAGCGGTGGAAGCGCAGCCAGCTGGAGTACATGCACCCCGAGCATGAGGTTGTCGACGCGAAATCCTACGACGCCCTTCTCGCTGAGCGGGATGCCCTCGCCATTCGCATCTACAACAGCGGCTACATGGCTGGCCATCACGACACCGTAGAAGGCCAGTTCACTGATATTCATCGCTCAGACATGGCCACCTACCACGCCGAAGAGGTTTCCGAACTGATCGCCGCCCTGCAAGGATCCCAGCCATGACCGCCTACGTACTCAAGGAGCTGGCCGGCGCCCTAGGCATCACCGTAGCCGGATCGCTTATCGGAACTCTCGCCTACGTGGCGCTATTGGGGGGTGTGTGATGGCGTCGAGTTATCAAAAAGCCAGGCGCCTAGCGTTCTGGAAATTCTACGGCTACGGCCTGGCAGTGTTCTCGCTGCTGGCTGTGATTAGCGGACTGGCAGGGAAGGTGACGGGATGACAAAGCACACACCGGGGCCTTGGAGCCTTGGAACCCCAAACGCTAAGGAATACGGAGAAGTTGGGGTTCATGGGCCGGGCGAATACGGCTTCATCATCTGCGATCTGCAGGCATATGGCTACGACGAGAAAACCCAAAAGGCTAACGCCAGCTTGATCTGTGCTGCGCCTGATTTGCTGAAGGCCTGCGAGGAAGCGCTTGGCAATCTTGTTGATGAAGACGGCGGGTACTTCTCTGGCGATGAGTCGCTAGTGAAGCAGCTTCGAGCCGCCATCGCCAAAGCGCGAGGTGAAGCATGAACCGCACCCTCCCCCTCCCCTACGACACCGGCCCGCACGACGACACCCCATCAGGCCACAGCTTCGCAGCGGCGTGGTGGACCCTTACCGGGTTCGGCGTGCTGGCTGGCGTGCTGCTGATCGGCCTGGCTGGCGAGGCGGCGATCTACAAACTTTTCGGAGGTTGAGCATGAACGCTCCAGTCGAGGCGATCACGCCAGGCTACTACCGCGACCTCAGCAACGAGGCCTACCACGGCGGGCCAGGCGTTTCGAAGTCGCAGCTTGACCTGATCCACAAGAGCCCGGCGCTGTACCAGTGGAGCAAGGCCGCTCCAGAGGACGAGGAGAAGAAGTCGGCGCTAAACATCGGCGACGCAGTGCACGCCATCCTGCTTGAGCCGCACAGGTTCGCTGAGCAGTACGCCATCGGGCCGGCCGACGCGCCGCGCAACACCAAGGCCGGCAAAGAAAAATGGGAGGAGTTCGAGGCCGGGCTGAATGGCCAGACTGTCCTCACCGCCGACGAAGGCCGGAAGGTGATGCTGATCCGCGAGAGCGTGATGGCCCATCCGCACGCACGCTGGCTGATTGAGGCCGAGGGCGATGCAGAGGCCAGCATTTACTGGAAAGAGCAGACGACGGGTCTCCTGGCTCGCTGCCGACCTGACAAGACAATCACCTCGCTCGGCTGGATCGCCGACGTGAAGACGACTGGCGACATGGAGAAGTTCGCCCGCTCCGTCTACGAGTACCGCTATCACGTCCAGGACCCGTTCTACTGCGACGGCTACGCAGCGCACTTTGGCGAGCAGCCGGCCGCGTTCGTGTTCCTGGTCGTCAGCACAAGCATCGAGTGCGGGAAGTATCCGGTGCGCCTTTTCACACTCGACCACGAAGCCAAGTCGATCGGTCGAGACACCTACATCGAGGACATGGCCACCTACGCCGACTGCATACGCACCGGTGAATGGTCTGGCGTGGAAACCCTCTCGCTGCCCTACTGGGCCAAGGATCGAAGATGAGCACTGAGAACGTCGCACCCTTCTCGCAGAAGGACATGCAGCAAGCCACCGGCCAGCAGGTCAAGCCGCGTAGTCCCGCAGACAGCCTGGCGGCGATGTTGGCCAGCCCGCGCATGAAGGATCAGTTTCAGAAGGCGCTACCCAAGCACATGACCGCTGAGCGCATGGTGCGGATCATCACCACAGAGATTCGGAAGACGCCTGCTCTAGTCCAGTGCGACCAGCAGAGCTTCCTCGGATCGGTCATCCAGTGCGCGCAGCTGGGCCTGGAGCCTGGCAACTCTCTCGGACATGCATACCTGCTGCCATACGGGAAACAGGTGCAGTTGATCATCGGCTATCGCGGAATGATCGATCTTGCCCGGCGCTCTGGGCAGATCATCAGCCTGTCAGCGCGATCGGTTCGGGAAAACGACGATTTCGACTATCAGCTTGGCCTGCACGAAGACCTGACGCACAAGCCTTTCGAAGGCGAGCCGGCCGGCGAGATCACCCACGTCTATGCGGTTGCCAGACTGCAGGGCGGCGGCGTCCAGTTCGAGGTAATGAGCAAGGCCCAAGTCGAGGCAGTCCGCGCACAAAGCAAGGCCGGAAAGTCTGGCCCATGGGTCAGCCACTGGGAGGAAATGGCGAAGAAGACGGTCATCCGCCGACTCTTCAAGTACCTGCCGGTGTCGGTCGAGATTCAGCGCGCAGTCACCCTGGACGAGGCCGCAGAGGCCGGACTGCCACAGGGTAACGAGTACGTGTTCGATGGAGATTTTGAAGTGGTTAATGACGCAAGCGGAGAGCAGCAATAATGGCAAAACACAAATACGACGTGGTAGCCACGGTCGGAAAGTACGAGAAGAACGGCGAGACCAAGTACATCAGCCGGAAAGTCGGCGCGGTCATCCAGACCGACAAGGGCTTCCGCATGAAGATGGACGCCTTCTTCAATCCGGCCGGCTGCAAGGTCGACGAAGACGGCTCAATCTGGCTTGCCCTTTTTGAGCCGCGCGACGATCAGCAGCAAGGGCAGCCGCAGGAACAGCGCCAACAGCCGCAGCGGAGCCAGCAGGCCGCGCCGCCGGATGATTTTGATTCCGAAATTCCGTTCCGCCCACTGCAATACCTCGCCGGGGCATAAGCCCTTCAGGAGCGCCGCATGAAGCACTGTAAGAAGTGCGGCGCTCAGAAAGCGGATCACGAATTTTACGCCCGACGCTCAGACTGCAAAGACTGCGCGAAGGCAGCCGTGCGAGCAAACTACGCACGGAACCGTGAGCATTACCGTGAGTACGAGCGCAGCCGAAATAGCCTGCCACACCGCGTTGAGGCACGAGCCAACTACGCACAAACGGAAGAAGGCCGCCAGCGTAGCAACGCCGCAAAGCGCGCCTACATAAAACGCAACCCAGAGAAGCGCGCTGCGCACATCGCCTTAGATAACGCAATCCGATCCGGAAAAGTCTGGAAGTCGCCGTGCTGCATGGCGCCAGGCTGCTTCAGCCAAGATCGCCTGCACGCGCACCACTCTGACTACGACAAGCCGCTGTCTGTCGTATGGCTCTGCAACTCCTGCCACAAGGAGCTGCACTGGAACTTCACCCACAAGCTGCGCGCTGCCGCGTAACGCCCCGCGCGCCCTCCTCCCAGGTACATCCCAATGCAAGAGTTCAAGTACGACCGCGTGCACACACCGGCCGCGCACGAGGCTGCGCGCCTGGAAATCGCAAGGAAGACGGCAGCGTTTGAAGCTGCCAAGGGACCAGTGGAAACCCAGCCGATCCGCGTAGAGGAAAAACTCATTCCCTACCGCATCACCTGCCCGGAGAAGAAGCAAGCGGCGCGAGCAAAGGCCGTGGCGACCAGAAAGGCGCGATCGGTGGCGGCATGAGCAGGACATTGAAAGGCCGGCTTGTCCGGCGCGAGATCAACGGCATCAGCGAAAAGCTCTGCGGCGGCTGCAATGAGTGGAAGCCGCTGGACGATGAGCACTTCCAGTTCATCAAGACGACTGGCGTCTGGCAGTGCTACTGCCGGCCGTGCCTTTACGCAAAGGCTGTAGCGCGGGCACAGGCTCGAAGGAAGGCAGCATGAGCCAGAACTGGAGAGCAAGAGTCGCCGCCGAGTTCGGCCAGCCGCTGAACAGCCTGATTCAGGGATTCAAGGATGCAGGGCACAGCGTCAACTCAACCGCGCAGATCATCGGCATCAGCCCCCACACGCTTCGCCGCCACTGCGAGCGCGTAGGGATTGAATTCGAGCGAGGCGTGCAGCGCCCTGACAGGCTGCCGAAGCCCGCCATGGTCATCCAACCAAACATGCGAATGCTTACCTTCGATGGGCAGACGCTTCACCTGCGGGAATGGGAGCGACGCACCGGAATCAACCACACCACGATCATTCACCGGCTCGACAAGATGGGGTGGAGCGTAGATCGCGCCCTGACTCAGCCGGTCGGCCTGATCAAGCCAAAAGGCGGCCGCGATCACTGGAAGCGCAAAGCCGCATAACCCAACCACTTTGCCACCGGCTGCAATCGCGGCCAGGGCGGCGTATTGCCTGGAGGTAGGCATGAGCTATCAGGAATTTGTATCGCGCAAGCTGGAAACGCTCGCGCCATCTGGCCTCGCCGAGCCGTTCACCCTGCCGGATTCGCTGTTCGATATGCAGCGCGATCTGGTTGCTTGGGCATTGCGACGTGGCCGTTCTGCGATCTTTGCAGACACCGGGCTTGGCAAGAGCCGCATGCAGGTTGCTTGGGCTGACGAAGTAGCGCGCCGCACGGGCGGCGATGTGATGATCCTTGCGCCGCTCGCGGTTGCCGCGCAGACAGTCGCCGAGGGCAAGAGCATTGGAGTGCATATCACGCACTGCCGCGAGCCGGAGGACGTTCGCCCCGGCATCAACATCGTCAACTATGACCGCATCCACAAGTTTGACTGCTCGCGCTTTGTCGGGGTCGTGCTCGACGAATCGTCGGTCATCAAGCATCACACCGCTAAGACGTTCGATCAGCTCGTGCAGGCGTTCGGCAGCACGCCGTATCGGCTTTGCGCGACAGCAACGCCGGCACCGAATGACTGGACCGAGCTAGGAACGCACGCTGAGTTTCTTGGCGTCTGCACCCGCTCGGAAATGCTCGCCGAGTTCTTCGTCCACGATGGCGGCGAGACGCAGACATGGCGCCTCAAAGGCCATGCACGGCACATGTTCTGGCGCTGGGTAAGCCAGTGGGGCGCATGTGTCCGCAAGCCATCTGATCTTGGCTACGACGACAGCGCCTATCGCCTGCCGCCGCTGCACGAAACTGAGCATCTGGTGGAGGTGGATGACGGCAACCTGATCGAGGACGGCATGCTGTTCGCGCTTGAGGCGAGCAGCCTAATGGAGCGCCGCGCGGCCAGAAAGGAAAGCATGGAAGCCCGCGTGCAGGCTTGCGCTGACCTTATAAACGCAGACGACGAGTTCTGGATAGTTTGGGGTGAGTACAACGCCGAGACGGAAATGCTTGTGAAGATGATCCCAGGCTCGGTCGAGATTGCTGGATCGCATACGGCGGACCAGAAAGAGCAGCGCCTCGCCGACTTCGCAGCCGGGAAGATAAGGGTTCTCGTCAGTAAGCCGTCTATCTGCGGATGGGGGCTCAACTGGCAGCACTGCGCCCGCATGGCCTTCGTCGGGGTGTCCGATTCCTTTGAGGCCTACTACCAGGCCGTCCGACGCTGCTATCGCTTCGGCCAAAAGCGCGAAGTACAGGTTCATCTGTTCAGCAGCCAGCTAGAAGGCGCCGTGCTGGCCAACCTGCGCCGCAAGCAATACGACGCTATCGCAATGGGCGAAGCGCTCGCCACCGAAACGGCCGAGGCCGTCCGCGCCGCCATCTGCGGAACAAAACGACAAACCAATGACTATAAAGCCGCGCGCAAGGTGAAGGCGCCCGCGTGGCTCAGGAGTGAAGCCGCATGAACTGCATCAGCCAAGTTGACCGTCCAGACAGCACGCTTTTCAACGGAGATTGCGTCGAGGTAATCGCCGGCCTGCCGGAGAACAGCGTGGACTATTCGATTTTTAGCCCGCCGTTCTCCAGCCTGTACACGTACAGCAACAGCCCCCGCGACATGGGAAACAGCCGCACGGACGCGGAGTTCTTCGAGCACTTCGATCATCTGGTCATGGAGCTTGCCCGAGTCATCAAGCCCGGCCACAACGTCAGCTTCCACTGTATGCAGCTGCCGACCAGCAAGGAGCGCGACGGATATATCGGCTTGAAAGACTTCCGCGGCGACCTGATCAAGGCATTCCAAAAGCACGGCTTCATCTATGCCAGCGAGGTCTGCATCTGGAAAGATCCCGTGACCGCAATGCAGCGAACCAAGGCGCTAGGCCTGCTGCACAAAACCATCCGCAGCAACGCCACCATGAGCCGGCAAGGGATCGCCGACTACCTCGTGACCATGCGCAAGCCAGGCGAGGTGATGGACAAGGTGGCCCACGACGATCTGCCAGTTGACGAGTGGCAGCGCCTAGCCAGCCCGGTATGGATGGATATCAACCCGAACGACACGCTCCAGTTCCGCAGCGCCCGCGAGCACGACGACGAACGCCACATCTGCCCGCTCCAGCTTGAAGTCATTCGACGCGGCATTCGCCTTTGGACAAAGGCCGGCGACGTAGTGCTGACCCCCTTCCTCGGAATCGGCAGCGAAGCGTTCTGCGCCGTAGAGATGGGCCGGAAGGCAATCGGTGTAGAGCTGAAAAAGAGCTACTTCGATCAGGCCGTAAAGAACATCGACAGCCTGGCGGCGCAGCACGATCTGTTCGCCATCGCATGAACGCACGGACGGCAAGCGGATCGGCCAATGCGCCTGTTTCCGCTGCCGCCCACCGGAGGCCCCATGCGAGAGAAAACCCAAATCTGGCTGCACAAGCCGACCAACACCCGCCACTACATCGCCGGAAGTAACGGTGCTGCGTTCCTGATGCAGGCGCTGAGCCGTAACCCGCGCTACGCCACCGAGGCGGAACTGAATAACGCTGCCATATGGGAGAAACGCCCATGAAAAGAGACAGGATCAGTCACGAAAGGCTGCTGGAAGTTCTTGATTACGATCCGGACACGGGCATTTTCACTTGGAAGTACGGAGAGGAAAAACACCTGAAGGGTCTAGCGGGCAAGCGTGCCGGAACGTTCTACGGCGACTACGTAATCATAGGCGTAGACGGCTGCTACACGGGCGCCCACCGACTTGCATGGCTGTATATGACCGGCTCGTTCTCGAAAAAACAAATTGACCATATAAACGGAAACCCCAGCGACAACAGGTTCGCAAATCTTCGTGAGGCGACGCACGCAGAGAATGTAAGGAATACAAAAGTTCAACGGAACAATCGGTCCGGAATTCATGGGGTCGGCATGAATAAAGGCAGATGGCGCGCAAGAGTAATGGTTAACGGGAAGACGCACGCGAAGTTTTTCAAGACAAAAGACGAGGCAGTTGCGTCGGTTATTGAGATGAGAAAACAACTGCACGGCGAATTCGCAAGAATTCCGGAAGAACTGATCAATGCTACTGAAGGGAGTCGAGTATGACCAAGCATGACTTGAAGGAACTGGCAGCCATTGGCGCTGAGCTGGGGGCTTCGAAGGAGGAGATTGAGGCTTTGCGCGAGCAGGTCAAGGTTCTGCAATCCGACGCGAACAGCTGGCAGTCGGGCTATGACAAGGGCAGGAATGACGGCGGCAAGCATCGGAAGAGTGAGGTTGAGCAGTTGCGCCAGCACAAGAACGAGTACATGGATGCCGCAGAGGTTACGCGGAAAGCATTGCTCGCTGAGATCGAAAGCTTGCGAAACGGCCTCAAAAATGCCCGATACCGCATAGAGCAAGGTCGCGTATGGAATGGCATGGGCTGGACGCTTACCGGCCTTCACGCGCATCAGCAGCAGAAAGCACTGGATGAAATCGAAGCCGCGCTATCCCAGCAGCCCGAGCCAGCAGAGTGCCCCGTGTGCTGTTCAGACGAACCCCATACCGGAACCTGCGGAAGCAGCGACCCCCGCGCACTCTGCAATCGTGCTAAGGCCGAGCCAGCCCCGGCGCAGGATGAGCCGGTATATCAGTTGCGAAACACGGCCGTAGGCAATGTTTGGCGAGACGCCGACAAGGACGCCTACGACAGCGCTGCCAAATTGGTCGAGTACGAGCGCCGAGCACTGTATCGCCGCCCCGCGCAGACCGAGCAGCAGCCTATTGGCTACGCCTGTCAGGCCGATCTTGAATGGGAAGACGAGCCTATACGTATTTGTCGTGAGCGGTTCAGAGACTGGCAATTACCAGTCTACGCCGCCCCCATCGCGCAGACCGCCCTGCAGCCGGAGCAGAGCAAGCCGGCGAACAAGCTGCGCGCCCTGGCTGAGATTTGGGACCAAAACGCTGATGAAGCCGACGAGTTTGGTAACGCTCAGGCTGCGGAAGCGCTACGGCTCGCGGCGTTTGAACTCCGCGCCACCCTGTCCGCCCCGCAAGGCAAGTTCCGCATGGGCGACCTCGTGAAGAAGTCCACCGGCAGCGAGTGGGAAGGCCGCGTGGTTGGCTGGTACTCCACCGAACAGACGCCAGAGGGCTACGCAGTCGAGAGCAGCGCCCATCGCAACAGCGTGCAGATTTACCCGGCTAAGGCGCTGGAACTGGTGCCCATGGCTGCGAAGGAGGAGTCACTATGAGTGGACGATACCTGTACTGCCAGAACACATCTTGCGGTGTGTATTTGGGATGCAGCGGTGGTAACTCCTGCCCGATATGCGGGTGGTCAGCTGGCCGAGATATGAGTGAGGACGAAGAAGCATGAATAAGGTATTGGTTGATCGGGAGCTGCTGGAACAGATCGTCAACACTAACATGGCTGACTACGCGGTCATCGCCTACCAGCATAAGGAGATACGCTCCATCCTCGCCCAACCCGCAGAGACGGAATGGGTAAGCACTGCGCGCCTGATGAACACACTGGCTGAACTGGCCCGACGCGCACCGCTTCGCACGCTGCACACGATCTGCGAAACACAGCGCCAAGTCAGCACGGTAAAGCTGGAGCGATACCTAGAACCTGTCGGCGACACCCTTGCCGGCTATGCCTTCACCCTGCGGATTGACTTCGACAAGCTCAGCGCCGCCCTGTCAGCCGTGACCGCCGAGCGGGATAGGCTGCGGGATGCGGCAGGAAAGGCCATTGCTTGGCTGGACGCAGAGCAAAACGGGTCCGGGGTCGGTATCAATCGCAGACTCAAGATGTGCCGTGACGCAGAAAACTCGCTGCGCGCCGCCATGGCTGCGAAGGAGGCGTGAATGGAAATGCGCATACTGCACGTCTACGCGCCGAAGGGCGAATACATCGGGCAAGTCAGGCGTCGCGGGCACCGGCTATGGGAAACGGTCGGCAAGCCTTCCAAGACCGCAGAGGCAGCGATGATCAAGGCATTGAAGGGGATGACGCCGGAGCACAAGCGCGCTCGCGTGCTGTTATGTACAGAGTGGCATGATCCTCATGTATTGATGGAGCTGACCCGCTGACACCCTGACCCCAGTCAGGTACTCACCCCTAACCCCACCCAAACACACAGCCTGCCGGCGAGAGTCGGCGGGCGAGGAGACGTGCGCCATGGCTATGGCCGATTACTACCTTTGCGACAAGTGCGGCGGGAAGTGCTTCTACGACGCCAACCTGAACTACGAATACCCGGACAAGGACGGAAACGACTCATGGGGCAATCCGATAAAGGATGAGTTGGTCAAGGGAGCCGGCTACAAACTCGACTATCTGGGCGACATGGCGGCCCTTTGCCGGGAGTGCGCCGAGACGCATGAAGTCGTCGTTCGACCACGGCAGCCAGCCGCCTAACCCCACACGCAGCAGGAGATAGACATGCACACAGACAAGGCGATAGCAGAGTTCGAGGCGTGGTGGGACAGGCAGCCGTTCCGCGAGCAGTTCAAGAACGTGAAGGACCAGATGCGCAATGTGTGGCTGGCGTCGCGGAGGGAGATGGTCGTGCAGATGCCGCAACCGATGAAGGCGCCGCCATACGCGAGCTATGAGGGCGGCTGGAACGACATGCGCGGCGAGGCGATTGACGCCATCGAAGCAGCCGGCGTAACGGTGAGGGGGTGAGCATGAGCCTGTGGCAATCATTCAAGCGCCTGCCGGAGCAGGAGCAGAAGCGCCAGTTTGAAATCCTCGCCAAGTCCGACATGCAGCGAATCCGCATGGAAGTCTGGATAGAGGAAGAAGGCGAGCGCACGAACACATGCGTGAAGAGCGTACTCGGCAAGCGGTGCAGTTACTGTGGCTGCCGGGAATTGGAGGGGTGATAGATGAAATTGAGCCTTGAGAAATGGGCGGAAGCGAACTTCGATCCGGTGCCGACGCTCAACACGCTGCGGCGATGGGCGCGGGAGGCGAAGATTTTCCCGGCCCCGGTGAAGCACGGGCGCAGCTATTATGTTGAGCCAGACGCACAGTACATCGAGCCAGGCACGCTTGCCGGGCGCATCGCGAGGGATCGACATGGCGCCAAGGCCGCGTAAGACCGGTTCGAAAGACCTGCCGCCGAACCTGTACCGCAAGACGGACAGCAGGAACGGCGTCACCTATTACAGCTACCGCGACCCGTCGTCAGGGAAGTGGTACGGGCTTGGTACCGACAAAGCACAGGCCGTGCGGGAGGCTGTGCACGCCAATCATACCGGCGCGAAGATGCAGCCGGCCTTGGCTGAGCGAATCGCTGCGACGCCGAAACGGCGGTTCTCGGAATGGATCGATGAATACCGCACGCTGTACGCAGAGCGCGACGTGTCTGACCGCAGCAAGGAAACCGTCCGCATGAGGCTGAATCGCCTGAGCGAGGCGCTTGGGCACCTCGACACGGTAAGCATCGGGACGTTTGAGATTGCCGCATACCTGAAGACCTTCACGGATGAAGGAAAGGCGCAGATGGCGCGAGCCATGCGCTCATTGTTGAGCGACCTGATGCGCGAGGCGATAGCAGCGGGATGGCGGAAGGACAACCCGGTCGAAGTGACGCGGGCCGCGAAGGTGAAGATCAAGCGCGAGCGGCTGACCATGGAGCTATGGAAGGCGATCTATGCCGAGGCCAAGCAGCCTTGGCTGAAGCGGGCAATGGAGCTTGCGGTACTGACCGGCCAGCGCCGGGACGACATTGCCGCGATGCTGTTCAAGGACGTGCAAGACGATCACCTGCACGTGATCCAGGCAAAGACCGGCGCCAGGCTGCGGATTAGCACGAAGCTCCGCCTGGAATCGCTGGGCCTTGAGTTAGGCGAGGTGGTTAAAGCCTGCCGGGATGCGGTAGTGTCCAAGCATCTCGTGCATCACAGCCGCACCGTGAGTCGCGCGACGCCGGGAATGCCGATCATGCTGGACACGCTGACCAGCGCGTTTGCAGCCGCACGGGACCGAGCCGGCAAGAAGGCCGGCATAGAGTTCGGAGAGAGCCCGCCGACCTTCCACGAGATGCGATCACTGGCCGCCAGATTGCACGCAGCGGAAGGCCGCGATCCTCAATTGCTGCTCGGCCACAAGTCGGCAGCGATGACCGCGCTCTACCGTGACAGCCGGGGCGCCGAGTGGATCGACGTGGCATAATCCGCGACTGAGTTTTGGCGAGGTTTTGGGGAGGATTTGGAGAGGATGGAAACGCCCTGTAAAATCAAGCACTTACACCTATACGGAATCAAAGCCTGGGACGCCGCACGAATCAGGCTCAACGCCTAGTGCCGCGCGGCTTTCGGCCAGTTTTCACGCTCAGAAATCCGCTCTTTTGCGCAATCTCCCGCGGCAACAGAATCAAACACTTACGTTTGCGTTTTGGGGAAGAAATTTCCCCTATCTCAGCCCGTCCGGGCAATCTCAATTCCCCCTCACCGCGTCATAAGCTTTCTCACACGTCGCCCCGGCTATTCCTCGGTCGTCGGCGACTCCAGCATAGAGTTGAGCAGCCGCTCCAAGCCGGCCGAACACGTCGGCTCGCACTCGGGCGGCGTCTTCGGCTGCCTGGCTGAGCTGGGCAGTGATGGCATTGCCGGCGTCACGACTGCGCTGTTCAGCTGCGGCGAGGCGCTGCTGCAGGCGCTCAAGAGCACTACCAGCGCGCTCAGCATCAGTACGCGCTGCAGCCAGTTGTTCCTGTGCCTCTGCATCTGCTTTCTCCGTCGCGGCCTGGCGCCGCTGGTTTTCCTGAATCACGAACAGCGCAGCACGGCGGTCGCGCTCGCTGACTTCGGTGCGGTAGTCGGCCAAATCGGCCTGCGCCTTCGAGGCCACAGATTGCGCCGATAGCACCCGGATCTGTTGCCCACCGGCTACAACAGCCAGGGCCAGCACCCAGTAGGCCCAGTCGGGGACGAGTTTCAGCCAGGCGATCATTTCCGGCCGCCGTGCTCAAGCGAGAAGTGATTCCCGTCCGGCGATGAGAATCTTCCGCCCCAAGTGCCGCCGATGGACTCCCAGAACTCGCCCAGCTCCCGGTAATCCTCGCTGGCTGTCATGTACTTTCCGTCCTTGAACAGGTTGAAGTCGACCGCAAGGCGTTCCTTATGTAGCGACACGGCCGAGCTGTAGGACTTCTTATCCCCCACAGCACCATGCACACGCGGGTCGCGGTAGGCATCACCAAAGGTCAGTTCGTAGCCGTTCGCATAAGCGAAGTCGATCAGCCGAGCGATCATCTGAGTGAACGCACGTTGCTTATTTCCGAGGGTCATGGTTTTCTCCAGGCAGAAAAAAGCCCCGACTGGCGGGGCTGTTAGATGGGCTTTATACGGACGCCTCAAGCGCAGAGAGGCGAGCCTCAAAACCAGCAGCGATGAAGGCCAGCAGCTCATCCATGCGAAACCCGTAGCGGTTGCCGGCTGGAACTGAATCCACCGTTGTGCCGTCAACGTTGCGAGACGCTGGCTGCTCATCCCACTCGTCGTAGCAGATGAAGCCGTACCGCATCGGGTCCAAAGAGTTTTCGCGCAGTATCTCGATAGCCCGCTGTACGGTCATGCCGATATGAGCGCGCGCGGAATCACCTTTTGCCTCAATAGCTGCCAGGAACTTATAGGAGCCGATTTCGCGAGCGAGCGTCTTGGCTGCGTTGATCTCGCCAGGCGTCAGCGCAATGACCGGGGTTTTCTCGCGCGCGTCAGATGTGTTGATTGTCCCGGTACTGGCATAGATCGTATTCCACCGGATAGCGGATGACCCAAGATTACTTACTGCGTCCGCTGACGAAGTAATTGTCGGCGTAACCAATACCGATGCGTCTATTTGAATGCTGCCTTGAGCCGACCCAGCGCCGCCACCCGAAGCCAACAGCCGAGCGTCATAGTCGTTGACGTTTCCGCTAGTGTGGAAGTCAAGCACCACTGGAGCGGCGGCGGTAATCCCGCCAATCTCCATTGAGCCGCCCTGGTTGACCGCCCAGTACGGGTTGTTGTTAACGTCTACTGCGGCATACGCCACGCCGGGAGAGGCGGGACTTATATATTTAAAGCCTACGTCCTGCCCTCTTGACAGATAGCCGTAATGCCAGTCGCCGCGAGCTACAAAGGCAGCCTGCGCTTTGTATGTTCCCAGGTTTACGCTATCGAAACCCCAGCAGCGATTGATCTCGTCGTCAAAGTTGTTACTGGAAGCGCCCTTTTGGTTTAGCATCCCCAGCTCGAAGCCGGACGCGCCTACAGCATGACCCGCCGCCGTAAATGTGACGTTGGCGTTATGCGCCCAAATCTTCGTGATTGGGTTTACATAGGCGCCAATCCCGTTCGTCGGTGTTCCAGATGTACCGGCCCGATACCAGCCGGAAACAGTAATCACATCACCGGCAGCGTTCCATGACTCGATGAACCCGCTCCACTTCGGGGCGTGCTTTGTGTCGATGATCATGCCGACGCGATACCGCAACACGCTGTCGGCAGGCGGGGCGCTGTCTAGGGTGACAGTGGTGGCGGTATACGTTGCCGTCGCGGCATCTACTAAGACAGGGGGCGACGTGTTATCGACGAACAGGCTTACCGAGTCTCGGTCGGTGTAAATGCCCAGCTGCTCCGGGGACGATATTCCAAGAATTTCGGAGGATTCATCAAGCGAGATGTTACTCCGAATGGAATAGCTACATGCGTAATCCGTAGAGCCGTGGTGGTAGTCGACCTGTCGCTGACCGGGGCGGAGGATGGTGCCGTTGATGAAGTCGAAACCGACCACAGCGGCGCCCGGATCAAGCACCCACGTAACTTCTTTGCCGCCCGTATCCACTTCGGCTGTAAGCCGGTAATCTCCGGCAGGGACATTAACAGAGCACATGGGCGCCCTGTTAATGTTGTTTTCGGGTGCGGGTATGTTGTTAAAGCCAATTGCTGCTTTCGCTGCTGCAGAGAAAGCAGCGGTATCGTCTGCGACCCCGTCGCCAGTTGCGCCAAAGTCTCGCACACTGAGTAAGTCTGACAACTTACTCTGCACAGTCCTGGCTACTGCGCCATCCCCTGCCTGCTGAGTGAAGCTGATCATTGAAGAACCGCTAGGCCCACCGATATCTGCCAGGTTCTTACCATCGCCGAGGCCAATCAACGAGCCGTCGCCTTTAGCCAACTCCTGCCGCAGCACGTCATCCCCAAGCAGCACGAGATTGGCCGAGTCGGTCGCCCAGGTGCCAGTCAATGTCAGAGGCAGTGTTGCCGATGCGTTCGGACGATACAGGCCGGGGGATGTGCCGGTAGTGGCCGCATCAACAGCAACGTACTCGTTCCGCTCAGACAGCACGACGCTTGCCGCATAGTTACCCTTGCTGACATATCCAGACGACACCAGAAACGCCTGGAATCGGCTTTCCTTGTCAGCCTGACTCAGTGTGAAGGCGGTTTCGCGGCCTTCCTGCGCATTGGTAAAGCTGTTCTCCATGCCGGCCCACGACTCGCGCAGCTTGCCCTTGCGGTCGGCATAGAACGGATCGGCGCCGTTGACCAGCTTGTCCAGGTTCTCGGCGTTGTCGTAAAGGTCGCGCGGATCGGTCGACGGGACGTTGTTGCCGGTGTTGAAAGTCATGTGTTTACTCCAGGCGTGCAAATCCGCACGGCGTCCGTTAGGGCCGTGTCCGGTATGTGGTGTTGGCTATCGGTTAAGCGTCAGCGGGGGCTGGTGAGTCGTCATATTGGTAGACACGAACGTCGTAGTTGACTGCGTCTACCGAGGCGCCGGTTGTGCCTTGCGGGCTGATGCTGGTAATCAGCACCGGGTAGCTCCATCGGTTCAGCGGGCCGAACAGAAGGTGTGGTGGCTCGGTCGACCAACTGGTGTCTGGCTCGAAGTCGAGCCCAGTGATGGAGAGGCGATAATCGTCGATGCGTGTCGCCGTGTATGGCCCCGCCATCGTGCCATCTGGCCGGCGAATCCCGACCACATGCGCGCCGCCAGCCGACCAGTCGAACGGCTCGGACGACTCGATGATGCCGTTGTCGTAGCTCAGCATCAGCGCGCTCTGGCCGTAGCCGGGCACGTCGTCCTGCAGCGGAACGTAGCTGAGATAGCGACTGTTCAGCGCGTCCATTTCTGTACTGAACGAGTACGACCAGCGCCGATATTTTTGCATCATCCGGCGCCGCATCCCATACCGCCACGCGCGGGTGCGATCCGTGACGCCCTCAAGCGTGACCTTCTCGACTCGGCGCCCAACATCACCCGCGATCCGGCACTCGACCGTCTCCTTCTGCCAGGTGATGCCGTCGATGTACTCGACATCAACGCCGTCGAAGTCGTCAGGAGTGACGGCGCTGAACTGCCTAGACAGCCCTTCGGTCATGTTCTGCGGCGTGTACATGTGCTCGAAGGTTGTCCGCGGCTCGTCGCGCACCGGCCTGATCAGGCCTCGATCAAGGGTAAGCTCAGCAAAGCCGGCTGCCAGCGCGTCGTTTAGCCATTCCTTGACGGTGCCAGAACTCTCAATCGACGCATCGAAGTAGTCTCCGCGCGCGGACCAAATCTCGCCAAGACGATCCAGTTCCTCGAAGTCGATATCGTCATCCGTGTAGCCAATCGAACGCGCAACGTAGGCCGCCCACGGCGCGATATCGCGTGTAGGCGTCTCAACGTCCCACGCCCCGCCATTGCGGATCGGCAGCACGCGGGTAGCGATGACCGAGATCAGCTGCTCGGATTGGGAGGCCAGCCGATGCCCGCCGCGCACCCGAACGGCAATCGTCGTCGCTCCCTGGTAGCTGGTCGGCGCCGGAAGTTTCGCGCGCAGGCCGTACCACTGGACGTTTTCTTGAATGTTCGGGTTTGTGTCCTTAGCGCCGATGCGGCGGACTCGCATTTCAGGCCGCATTACCGAGCCTAGCTCGATGGTTTCAGTGAATCCCAGCTGATCCAATGTCTTGGCGGTGTAAGTCTTCTTCACTGAAGTCCATGCGCCGGCAGTAGCCATGTCTCGGTACTGCATTTCTACCGTTACGGACCGGTCTATCAGCTGCCCCTTCGAGCCGATATGAATCAGGCCTCCCGGGAACATGAAGTCGACTTGCATCGACTGCGTGGTTTCACCTTCAGGGCAAGCCGCAAAGGGCCCAGCCCAATCACCCTCCTGCGTACTAGCATCCAGTGTGATGGAGACCGAAGAACTGGTCAGCGGCAAGAATCCAGGCCAGCCAGTGTCGGTAGCGCCGGCATAAGTCAGGCGCTCGACCGCAATCGAGTTCGTGCCCGCAGCCTTGAGCCGGTATCGCAGGCCTGCATAGCCGACGCCCATCGATACTGAGCCAGTCTTGAGGGTCGTCACCGCTGCGCCATTGGCGTAGCTGAGCGTGATCTGGCCGGTAGTCGAAGGGGAGACAGGCGGGGTATACGTCTCGATCTTGTACAGCCCCTCGTTGTCGCCAATGATCTCGATGTTCATGCCAACGAACGGAGCGAGCTGCGAAAAATCGCCCTCAATGATATCGCGCGCCGCCCCTCCGTCCGTCACGGTGTACGGGTAAGCAGCTTCGATGCGAACGATCATGCCGGCCGCCCATCCATCAGGGATGGAGCCTGCGCCGGACGGAATCGTGATCGTATCGCCGCTGAGGATGTAGCTCGATGCGGTCACAACCGGATCGACGGTGTAGGTCGCTCGCAGCTCAAGGCCAGCCGTACCGCTGCTTGTCGATCCGACCTCAGTCGATGAGTGCCACCACTCGGCCGCCTTCTCTGCCGCCACGCTCGCGCCTGGCTGGTAGATGGCGTACTCCGCATCGGCGCCGAGGGAAATGATCGGCGTGTCGCCTACCTGAATCTCGCTCGCATTGATCTGGTACTTGCCCTTGCCGATGCACAGCAGCATTTCAACCCACTGCGATTTAGGGTCGCCTGCTTTGAAGTAGCGGCGCGGAGGCAGTAGGTAGTCCGGGTAAACCTTGCGGCGGCCGGCAATCTCGCGGATCGGAGAGTTCAGCTTGACCTTGTTGCCCTTAGCTGCGGCCTCCGTCAGCTTGTCGCCGGTCCGTGCGTTGTTCTTCGGCTGCGATGGCATCTTCGGCATGAAGAGGCCAGTGACGAAGTTGAACGTCGCCTGCAGCGTGACGGCTGCGATGACCAGTTCAGCGCCCTTCGGCTCGATGTGGATAGCCACGGCGTCATCCGGCGCGAACTCTGCGGCATCCCACTCGGCCGGATCGATCAGCGCGCCATTGATCTCGACGCTGATCGGCGGCGATTCGCGGCGCTCAAAGGCCGGCACGTTTGCCCGCAACCACGCCTCGACGGTCATCGGAGAAGCAGTGCGGTGCGTCTCCAGCGGAGCGCCCTGCAGCTTGCTCGGGTAGATTTCGATCATGCTCGGTCCCGGTAGTAGGTGACACGCGCGTAGTCGCGCTCGAAGTCGTTCAGCCGCAGCAGCCGCGCGCTGGTCTTGTTGTTGCGGATTTCCAGCACACGCAGCCCCTCGCCAAGGTCAACCACGACGGCGACGTGCAGGCACAGCGAGCCACGGAAGCAGGCGGCAATCGCCCCGACCTCCGGCGCGCACTCCTCCATCAGTGCCGCTTCAGCTCGGTAGGCCCGGGTGAACTCGGCCGGCTGCGTGTTGCGCACGCCTCCCCATGAAGGCAGCAGGCGCTTGCCGTAGATGACGTGCCGCACCTCGCGCACCAGTCCCCAGCAGTCGTACCGATCCGGCCCGCGGGCGCCGTCTTCGTAGGTCGCGCGCAGGTAGTGGTCGACCCAGGTCATAGGTGCTTGAGGCCGGGGGCGAAGTTGGTGGTGTAGAGATCGCGCGGCCAGGCCACGTTGATCAGGTCGAAGTAGCCGGCCGTGATCTGTACCTGTGCGCCGGAGATAGTCCCGCCGAGGACTTTCATCCTGTACGGAGCCTCTGCAGGCGCGGTCAGGTCGCTGGCCAGGTAGGTGCGGAAGATCAGGGAAACGGTCTGCTCAGCTTCGAGCGCGGTATCGATCTTCTGCTGCGCCTCCCCTGTCACGTTGTCGATCGCAAACGTGAGATTCTGTGCGCCGCTGTTCGTCTTGGCCGGCAGCGAAACCGCAATTCCCGACGCGAGGAACGTCAACGCCCGCCCGTTCTCATCGATGACTGACTGATCCTCGAATCCCTGACACAGCAGGATCGGTTCCGCCCAGGCGGCGCACGTCAGCTCAATCGTGCTGATGATCGTGTCGCCGCCAGAGGCGTAGACGCGGTTGAGCACTGTCATTGCGGCCATTCCTCGTTTACAGATTCATCGAACGCGCCCATGAAGGTCTGGTATTTCGACTCAGGCCATTCTTGGTTCATAGCCTTATCAAACAGGCTCGATAGAAGGATGTACTGCGGCGCATATAGCGCCCAGCCAGGAGCAATTTTTGGCTTGTCGCGCAGCTCGACGCGGGCCGTGTAGGACCAGCGGT